ATCCAATAACATGCCCATTTCCTATAGCCCAACCAGGACCATTGGTTTTAATGTCGGGGTCCTTGGTTTCTACGTCAATAGCAATGGCCTTACATGCGGTAAGATCTGGAAGTTCTTCGGGTGGCGTCCACTCGCTTTTTTCCGCGATTAAACTTAGTTGTAACATTTACTGCTCCTCTTTAATTCTTATCATTTCATTTAAGTACCACTGCGCTTTTTTTAGGTCTTCAATACCGTTTTTATTTCTATAACGCCATAGATACTTAATTATGTTTCCCTGCAAATAATATTCGTAGCCTTTGCCTGTTGCGGCTTCGATCGCAGAAATACATTCGATTTTAGATTCACTGTAATGTTTTGGTTTGTTTACGGGATCATTGGTCATAGATCGTAACTCCTAGTAACATCTTCGGAATCTACAAGATATAAATTTTCTTTGGTTCTGGTAACCGCCACATAAAATAATCGATGGACGTCATCAGGATTTAAATTCATGTCGTGGTCCGCGGCAGGTGATAAGTCGGTAAAGACCACAACATTATCGGCTTCTCCTCCTTTAGAGCCGTGGATCGTGGACACTGAAATACGGGGCTCTTTATTAAATTGTTCCCCTCTTCTTAACATAGCCACAATATAAGCTCTATCTGTTTCGGGTAATTTATCCATTGCGTCGTGCCAGATCATGTCGATAGTAGCCAGAAGCCCGTGTTGGTCCTGTAAAGCTTGTAGATTTACAAAATCCGTATCGTCTAACCCTGATAACTTTTTAAAACCACGGGTTATTCTAGTTTTAACAGACATAAACCCATAAATTTTTCGGGCAATGTCCCCTGAGACTTCCTTACCTTTTCGTAATTGTTCCCAACCATTAACCGCCTGCATAATTTTTTCAGGAATACTTTTAGTTCCTTTATAAGAAAACAAGTATCCAGAACCTTTTAAATCCTGAGCCACGGGCTGTAAATGGTAACCTGCTTGAGCTAAGATGAGCCATGAGCCGTCATCCATATTTAATTCTGATACACTAGTGATACGTCGGACACAGCCCAACCGTTCACTTGATTTATATTGTTTAGGAAATCTTCCGCGGATACGGCGGCTGATCTTATAGGCTAAAAACCACACGGCTTTTGGGACCCGATAAGATTGGGATAGGGTTTCAGAACCGCCGTCTAAACTTATAAATTGTTCTACATCTGCACCTGCCCAACGGTATATGGCCTGATCGTCGTCGCCTGCACAATACATTTTATGTGATTTTTTATCCAGAATATGGGCAATGTCCCACTGTAAAGGAGACAGGTCTTGCGCTTCGTCAAGAAAAGTTAACGCAAACTTAGGGCAGTATTTATCGGCGTCCTTAATAAAAAGTTCAAGCATGTCGGTAAAATCAAAAAAGTTAAATTTATTTTTGTAATCTATTAGGGTTTTACTGACGTAATTAACGGTGTTCCAATCGTCTTGCAGATTGGACGAATTATATTCTGTACGGAGGTCTGTTTTTTTTAAACGGGCAAGGTTTATTAAACCTAAGATAGGGTGGTTTGCTTTGGTTATATCCAAAACATTATCTTCAAAACCAGATACATTTTTACCCATAATGTTAACGCCTGTTATGTCGCTTAATTCTTTATAATTTTCTTCCTGCATAATTTGTTCTGTGCGGATATCCGTCATGCTAAGGGCAAGACTATGTATAGTTCTAAAATAAGTTAAATCCTTTTCAGGATCTAACTTAAATTTTTCGGAGGCTCTAATCTTTGCTTCGTTGGCGGCTTTCTTAGTAAAGGCCAAAAACGCTATTTCATTGGGAGAAGTCCCTGACTCTAAAGCGGAGTCCACGATGTTCAAAAGTGTCGTGGTTTTTCCTGTTCCTGGGGGTCCAAAGATTCTGAACATCAAATCCACCTTCCTCTAAAATTTTATAAAGTAAACATACAGACGTAGGTCCAAGAGAGGGACACTCCAACAAAGTAGGAATATCCCATGATGAAATAAACTTTTTAATTGGCGTCTTAGTTTGTTTGGCTCTTCTTAAAAACAAAGATAACCGTGTGTTAAGAGGTAAGTCCTGCATTAGCTTAGGTATTTTAGGCAATTCCTCGTAACGGTTTTTCTGGCTTTGCACTATTTGCCTTACCCGTTCCCGTGTCAGGTTGTATTTTTCGCCAATTGCTCGTAAGGTTTTTCTTTGATGAACCCTTTGATCGTAGATAATTTTATTTCTACTACTTTTTTCCTTTGATTTTTTAAATTTATATAAATTAGACATTAAAATGGAGCCTCCTCTTTTTGAAATTCTGGGGTACTAATGTCTATATCCGCCGTATCAAAAGAAGGAATAGACCAAACCCTAACAGATCGGTTTTTAATTTTTAAAACCAAACTCTCCCCGTTAATATCACGAAGTCTTTGCGCTATTTTGTGGGATTTAAATTCAAAAAACTTATTTTTCTTGAGAAACCCTTCAAAATCTTTCAAACGGAAATAAGTAATGTTTCTTTCTTCATCCGTCCACGGGCGGCGTAAGAGTATTTCTTCTTTGTCTTGCGCCTGTTGCATGTGCCTGCAAAACTCTTCTAAGTAATCGTAAAATTGTCCGCTTGTACTGGCGTCCTGCGCTACTTCTATGATAGCGCTTTCGTTATCTTTCATTTCCGTCAGTAAAGCACTAAGCCTATTTTCCCAATTTGTTCTAGATAAAGACCGTGGCATAAAGTTTAATTGCTCCATGCAAGCTTTTTGAAACTGGGGCTGACTAAGTAATCCTTCTGTGTCCAGTTCCAAAGGCTCTCCGTTAACGTCCATAAACCACACAGGGGGCGAAGAATTATACTTTCTAAGGTTTGCTATAGAAGCCCCTTGAACAGCCGCTCCTACGCCAAATTTACGGGTCTGACAAAGCTCTTTATTACAGTGCGAATTAATCGGTGCATCGGAACATTTATAAGCGTAATCTTTGCGTTCTAATTGCTTGGCAACAATATTAACTTCATTCAATGGTAACGGCGGAGAAAGATACTCCATGTTATATTTTAAGATTTCTGATTCCCAACTATCTGGGTAAGCTTTTCGTAAATAAACGCCTATATTAAAAAGACCGTTATTACGTCCGCCCTCCGATATTTTTTGTTTGCATAAAATCTGGAGACAAGGCGGCCCGTCTTTTAAAAAAGGTCCTTTTTCGTTTTCTAAAATCTGTAATTTAATAACTTCTTCTGGCGTCTGAACATACTTATCGTAAAGTTCAAAGAATTCGTCTAAAAGTGCGGACGTACCATCGTCCTTAAAAGCGTACCGTAGGCCGCCTGTCGCGTTGTAGTAGGGCAGGTTTAGGAAATTTCCAACGTCGCCCCTATCTAAATGTAATTTCACCTGCTTAGGAAAGATTTCACTTTCCCCATAACCTAATGCGGAAGAGAGATGTTGCAGGGTTTTTTGCATCTCTTTTGCCTCTATCCAATCAGAACAAAAAATAAAGCAATGCGCTCCACCTGATTTAGATCGGCATACGACTAAAGGTAATTTTAACTTTCTTATTTTATCAATAAGGTTCTTATGATCTAAGGGATACTGGTCAATATCTATACAGCCCCATTTGCAGTTATTGTCTGCATTAATAGGTATAACGCCAACCCCAGAACCTTTTCCTGAAAGATGGCCCTCCCAAAGAGCCGTGGTGCGCGGTTCGCGTACTAAAGCCGCTTTTCCTGTACTCTTACCGTTAGATTGTTGCTTTTCTACCTTAAAGGTTCCGTAGGCTTCTTTTAGCCCATCAAAGATAGAAGAAAATTTTTCTATTGACATGAGATACCTAAAAAAGGCGTGACGGTACTAGACCGCCACGCCGTTAAATTAAAATGGAGGGTTATCGCCTTCGTCTTGTGAATGCTTTACTATAACATCGCCTTTATTAATGCTCTCTGCAAAAACTTTGGCTTGATTATAGATATTCATATCACTTACAGGTCCTTTTCTAGACACTTCCCAACCGTGCCAACTGCCCTTACTATTTTCTTCAAGTACAGTTTTAAGTTGATAAACGTGTGACCACTTAGGTGGAACAAAAGGTCCGTTTTTACCCTGCATTGTAATTGATTGCATCATAGAGTTCCATTTTCTAGATTTCTTTAACTGTGTAGATTTCATTGCAATCAAAGCAGTTTCAATGGACTCATCAGCGTTCATAACAATAACAAAATGCTGATGGGTTTCTTCGATGTAATCACCGTTTCCATCCACAATATATTCTTTATTGTCCTCTATAGAACGCTCTGTTTTTGGCCGCGCTTCATCTGGAGAAAAAATGGCAACAGGTGCATTACTTCCCATGCCCCGTGGGGACCATCGGATAAAACGCCTTTGATAAGCACAGGGCACAACAGTGATGCCGTCTTTTCCTTTGTAGATATGTCCCGTAACCGTATTGTAAATGTCCCCTTTACGGGCACTTTCGTCACGGTCTAGAACTTCATCATTGCCAGAAAGTACTTTAAGGAACGGAAGCGCAAGATCGTCTTGCGTAATATTTTCCAATCCACCACCTGCATCATCCTCAAATACAGACATATCTACGGCTAGTGCGCCGTTTTTCTTCTCAGTTACTTCTTTACTTTGTGCCATGTTTATTTACTCCCTTTTATAACGGCTCTTTGTCCAATGTACGCACCAAATAGCTCCATTGGAAACTCGTTTCCTTTTTCAACCATTTCCTTAATCCAGGCTCTAAGTTTTTGTGGATGAACTTCTTCCTTTTGATCGGTGGGATAACCTTGGCTTTGTGCCATTCGTACAAAAGCTTCGGCTTCTTGATCTTCACCTTGTCCAAACTGGCAGGAAACTTTGTTCTTAATAATGTCCCCATGCTCGTTTTCCCTTAACCATTCAAAAGCTTTAGGACGGTTCTCTACAAGAATAGAGCCCCCATAAGTTTGTTTAATCTCTACCTTAGAACCATCGTCTAAAGTAAAAGAGGACAAACCTGCTTCGGCTAGTAAGGAAGGAAGGTCTTCGTCGGTCATTTTAAGAAGAGCCCTTTTTTCTTCTTTAAGCTTTTGCTCAAGATTTGAAATTTGATCTTCTCTGACCCTTATGGCTTTGGCTACACTAGCCACACTAGTTAATTTATTTTGATCTATTTTTTCGACAGAGGATACTGTTTTTTCAAAATCATCCTCCATCATGTTTAACAAATCGTTCATCGTCATTTCTCCTTCGTGGTTAGAGTTACTTTCGTAACTTGACAATTACTTATATATTCTTATATTAATAATAGTCAAGAGGTTTTTTAGGAAAAAATTAATGAACTATAAATTTAAAACAAAACCCTTCCAACATCAAAAGAAAGCGTTAGCTGATTCGTGGGCCGCGCAATACTATGCGTTATTTATGGAAATGGGTACAGGAAAAAGTAAAGTTGCCATTGATACAATAGCTATGCTTTGGCAAGATAATAAAATTAACGCCGCTCTTATTATAGCCCCTAAAGGCGTTTACGATAACTGGGTACAGGCAGAAATACCTAAGCATCTTCCTGATAATATCGAAACAATTATTATGAAATGGATGCCTAGTTCCGCAAAAAAATATCAAAACGAACTGTCAGACTTTGTTTTTAATAAAGTAAATAAATTAAAAGTATTTGTTATGAACGTAGAAGCGTTGTCAACGGCCCGTGGGTCGCATGTTGCAAAAGTTTTTCTTGATAAGAACCCAAAGAATATTGCGGTTGTAGACGAAAGCACTACTATTAAAAACCGCAAAGCGGCCCGTACTAAAACCATTATAAAATTAGCGGACCGTAGCGAATACCGACGTATACTAACGGGCTCTCCTGTTACTAAATCGCCTATGGACCTTTATTCCCAATGCGAATTTTTATCTCCACGGGCGTTAAAGTTTTCAAGCTATTATGCTTTTCAAGGCCGCTACGCTAATATTCAACAACGGACAATGGGTCATCGAAGCTTTCAACAAATAGTAGGTTATCGCAGATTGGACGAACTTAACGAAAAGTTAAATTCTTTTAGTAACCGTGTTTTAAAAGACGATTGTTTGGATTTACCTGACAAAATATACATGAAGCGCAACGTGCCGTTAACCGCGGAACAATGGGCGGTATACGCACAGATGAAAGCATTGGCTTTGGCTAGATTAGAAAGCGGAGATCTAGCTACAACAGCAAGTGTTTTAACGCAAATAATGCGCCTGCAACAGATATGTTGTGGTTTTTTAAAAACTGACGAAGGAGAAATACAAGCAGTACCATGTAACAGGTTTAGGGAATTATTAGATATTGTAGAAGAAACCCAAGGAAAAATTATTATTTGGGCGTCCTTTACTCACAATATATTACAAATTGTTACAGAACTTGTGAAAGTCTATGGCGCGGATTCTGTTGCTACTTATTACGGCGGAACCCCGCAAGAAGAACGTCAACAAATAGTAGAGAATTTTCAAAATAAAGAACATCCTTTACGTTTTTTTGTTGGTCAACCTAAGACAGGAGGGTATGGTATTACTTTACATGAAGCTAGTACAGTTATTTATTTTAGTAATAGTTACGATTTAGAAATACGTTTGCAGTCGGAAGATAGAGCGCATCGTATAGGTCAAACTAAGTCCGTTACTTATATTGATTTAGTTTCGCCAAAAACTATTGATGAAAAAATCCTTAAAGCCCTACGGGATAAGGTTGATATAGCTAGTCAAGTGCTTGGAGAAAAAACCAAAACGTGGTTAGCCTAAACTTCCAATGCCCCCCTGGGACCTTATTAAACTAGACGCAAAATCATTTGGAAACATTGCGGCGTACCTGTTTCGGTCCACGGGACCAGATGCTACGCTAGGCGCGGCGGCGGGTTCTGCGGCAGGCGCTTGTACATCAGGTCTAAATAAAGGAGAAGGTAAATATTGAGAAGTATCTATAGGGGTATCTACAGGTTCTTCTACTACCACTTCTTCTGGTGCATTAAATTCATCTGATTCATAAGTTGACGGGGGAGTGCTAGGAAGAGATAACTCTTGTAATTCTTGATCGGATAATAACTTTATGAAGTACGGTCTGTTTTTAAAAAACTGTTTAGGTAGTCCTTCATACAAAAATTTTGATACAATTCCTGCTTTTCTTATTCCATCTTCTTTGCTTTTTACTTGCCTAAGCATTTGACCTAAAATTTCAGGAGTAGCTAGAATTCTAGCCATAGCATTTGTAGTATGTACTTGAGGTTGTTTTAAAAAAATATCAACAAATTGTTGTGAACCTTCTTTTGCGGCAACCATTCCACCACCAATGCCTCCACCAGTAGTGCCTAATCCCACTTTTTTTAACAAATCATTTAATTTTTCTTGTGATTTTTGACCTAATGTAGCACCTAACATTCGAGTAGAAGCTATCGACATACCTGTTGGATTAGAATAAAGAGCTTTTTCTATTTGTCCTGTTGCAATAAGTTCATCTACATTATTTATTTGTTTAAGTGCTTCATTTATTTGCCTTTCTCCTGCGTCATCTAGCATAAAAATAGGTTTTCCATCAGGCGTTTCCCCTATTTTTGCTTTTTTCATCCAATCAAGTAAACTTACATTGGAGTTTGGCATTTTACCTTTTAATCTTTCAGTAAATCTTTTTGCATTTACGGCTAGTTTTCCTTCTAAAGCCCAAGTAAAAAATTGTTCTTTTAACCCTTGTGCGGCATCCGAATAAGTAAATGTTTTTTTATTGTCTACGTCTGTAAAAGTTTTTCTTTTAAAAAATTTTCCGTCTTGCCCTTTTCCAGAAACAATGTTTAATAATCGGTCTAATTCCGTTACAGGAGCAACACTTGAAATCGCTTTTTCTACCGCAGACATAGCGGTTTCAGGAACATCTCCACTTGCATCTTTTAACAAAGCGTTAACCGCTTTAGAAAACAAACTTTTTCCTAAATTATTTGGATCTAATTGTTTCATGTCTACAACAGTTTGGGCCCTTTCTACTGTAGATAAATCCGCCGCAACATCTTTAAACATAGCTAGTAAGTCGTTAAAGCCTGATTTTCTTTTTAACCCTTGTAATTTTTTTGCATTAACAACTAATTTTTGGTCGCCAAAAAGATCTATTTTAATATCTACTATATC